CGATTGATCCGCGATAACCCAGCAACTGATGGTGGAATAGCTAAAGTAACTAAACCCGCTATTGCGGGAACAAAGCTCGTGAAGGATACTTCTGATGAGGCGAATGCACTACGCGCTCTAGGAAAGAAAGTTCCACCCAAGAAAGTCCCCATTTACAAGGATGCTGATAAGAATACTCTAACAGTATTTGAAAACGGTAAGCCCTTACATATAGAGATTACTGATCCTAAGTTAGCCGCTGCACTTAAAGGGACTAATAAGCAGCAGGTGCAAGGAATACTAAAGGGAGCAATGGCTGCGAACAGGTTCCTTGGTGGACTATACACGAGGTTCAACCCTGAATTTGTTGTTCCCAATTTGGTTCGTGACCGCTCTGAAGCATTTGTTAATGCAATGGCAAATATGCAATTAGGCAAGGCGGCTAAGTTGCTGAACCCTGTTACTGCATTTAATGATGATGTGCGTACTATCCGTAGAAACTTACTGGGCAACAAGGCTCAACCAGGAACACGGCAAGCCGAACTAGATAAGATGTATGCGGAGTTCGTTGAGGCTGGTGGTCGCACGGGAGGTCTTGGCCTATCGACAATTCAGGACATCAATGACAGCATCAAGAAGCTTAGTGGGAAAATAAATCAGCCGACTAAATCCAGAGCCAAGGACTTCAACCAATGGGTAAACCGAGTCAACGAGTACTTCGAGAATGCAACTAGATTTGCTGTGTATCGTAACGGTAGAGCTAGTGGTATGACCAAGGATCAAGCTGCCTTCGCGGCGAGGAACAGTTCATTTGATCCCAACTTACAGGGATCACAGGGTGATTCACTAAGAGCATTATACCTATTCAGTAACCCAGCTATCCAAGGTGCTAAGAACTTTATTCGCAGTATGAAGAAACCATTAGTGGCCACATCTGTAATGGCTACCTTGGGTTCTACTGCCTACACTCTGGATCGATGGAACTCAAGTATTGATGAGAAATGGAGAGAGAAGATACCTGAATTTAAGATCAATAAGCATATGACTATCGTACGTGGTAAGAACCCCGACGGTAGTTTGAATTACTTCTCCATCCCCATTGGTTACTCAATGGTTCCATTCAAGATCGCTGCTGACTACGGTCAACGGATTATGTTTGGTGACGACGAGAACATCGACGTGACGAAAGTGGCTAGTGATCTATCGAAGAATATCATTGATTCATACAATCCTATGGGTGGATCGCCGATACCAACTGTGCTGAGACCGTTTCACGACATAGCTAGAAATAAAGATGGTCTAGGCCGGGACATTCGACCTCACTGGCTTGAGCAGGATAACATCTCAGCAGTTGAGAAGATCCATCCTTGGACCGCACGTACACAGGGTGGCGAGTTAGCGATGAACTTAGCTGAACAACTAGAGGATATGGGGCAAGAGGTGTCGCCTGAGACTTTACTGTACTTGTACCAGAACTATACTGGCGGTCCGGGTACAACGGTAAAGAGAATCTTCAACGTAACCTCTAAGATGTGGAACGGAGAGAAGATTAATCGGTCCGAGGTTCCTATCCTTCGTAGATTCTACGGGGAGACATACGCTAAGTCTTTTGAGATGCGTACAGGTGATCAACAGATCCTGGATAATGTACAGAAGCAGGACAAGACCACAGCGGCCAAAGCAAGTCGGATTGCTAATGTATACAAGCATAAGATCAAGGAGGCAGATAGTCGCCCAGAGATTGCTAGAATCCTTCAAGATATGTCGGTTGATCAGGATGTAAATGAGTCCGTGATACGACGAGTTGAAAGATTTATAAAGGATGATGCTGCCGGTATTACGTCAGCAGATCGTCGGGTGAAATCTTTATCAAAGGCTGCACGTGCTCAGTACTTCGTGAAGCGTATCGAGGGTATGGAGCGGGAACAAGCTGCCAGATATATACAGGAGCAGATTGATCGCAAGGTTCTATCTAGTGGAGTACAGGAGTTAATGCTTGATATGCAATCCTTCAAGGATGCGTTCAGTAAGTAACGAAAAGCCCCGTCCTCCACATAAAAAGGACGGGGCTACCGTAACGAAACAAGGAATCAAATAGGACATAAACCGATCCCGCTGCGGATTACTCCAACAGCTTACCTTGTTATTTCAGTGAGAACAAGGACGCAAACTCACTGATAAGTATTATACACTATGGTTTCTTATATTTAGTAAGTAAATCTTTTAGGTTGCGCTTCTCATCCTGGAGTTCCTTTCGCTGCTCGGTCATACGATCAATGCGGTAGGATAGGAGCCGGGATTCCTGACGAATCATATCGATCTGGGTCTGGATTCTTTCGATGTTTTCTTCGTTGTCTTGCATCCTCCGAATCTGTGCGGAAGCCTTCTCTTTGTCAACAAATAACTCGGGAAAATTTAACCCTTCTAGAGGATAATTTAACTCCTCGTAGCAGAAGGTATCACGGGCAATAGCGGCCTCCTTCTCGTCATCGAAGTAGCCAAGGTGGCATATCTTCCTGGTCTTGCCCTTACCTACATTAATTCTAACTCGGCATTTTTTCTTGCCAGCCGGCCAGTGTACTCCCCGATACTGAGAATTACCTGTTATCTTTCGTGATCCCCTAAGATTCTGAGAGCGTGTGACATACCGCAAGTTGGATGGTGCATTATTTGACTTATCCCCATCGATGTGATCAACGTCGTAGTTCCTTGGTCTACCTCCAAGGAATGCTCTTGCGATTAACTCGTGAATCTTGAATGACCTTGAGTTAATAGTGTGCTGCACGTAACCATTGTTATCTGTGCATCCAAACGTCCTACCTTTACTGCGAGGAACGTGGACCTCTATGCTGCCATCCGAGTAGCAGGTTACTCTTATTCCGTTTACGCTTATATCTCTTGATGTTTCTGTAGCTATCATAGTTCTTGTGTATTGATGGTATGTGCGCTGCGATTGTATAGGTAACCGGTACGCTTGGTTATTATTTGTACTGCTTCAAAGTCCGTAGTCCAAGGCATCTCACGATCCTCGAACCCGAAGTCGTAGTCATCCCGGATTAGCTTAGATATATTCCAGACATACAGAAGATGTTGGTATCCATTGACATAGATGAAATCCTTCTTTACTGATTCAGCTATACCGATATTGGTATCAAGCTTTAGCTGCTCAATAATCCAGGGGTCATATGCCTTTCGGCGTACCTTGATTTCAACTAAGTAATCACTGCTCTCGTAATCAAAAGGACTGAACTCGTCCTCGGCTTTGATCAGCTTATTCATTTTAGGAAAAGCCAACATTATATTTTGTGCTACTTGTTCTTCTGTCATTATCCGAACCTCCCTGTGCAGTGATAGAATTTAAACGTACCTCCGATGTCGCGTTCACCTTCACGGTTCTTAGCTATCTCGTAGGTGAGACGGGTGAAACCTCCACGAGCATCTCTATCCTTAGAGGATTCAACATCTCCGTTTGAGGGATACATAAGCAGAACAACGTCGGCATCATTCTCGATGTCCCCGGAATCCTTTAGGTCATACAGTTTAAGTCGGCCATTCTTGGCTCCCTCTCGGTTGACCTGTGCTAGTAGGATAATGGCGATATTGAGATCAATAGCCATCTGCTTAATTTTGTGAGAGATACTGGCGATGCCCTCGGCCTTACCCATCTTGGAAGAGAAAGGTATGAGCTGTAAGTAATCAATGACCAGTAGCTTCACGCCGTGCTTGTTAACGAACTGTCGGGTCTGGCTGTATAGATCATCGGCACTCTTGACTGAGTGCGAGGTGTACACGGGCATTGTCTTGAGATTAGAGATAGTCTCGTGAACCCGCTTGACCTGCTCTGGCTGGGCTACGTTGTCCTCCACGCTGCGCAGGTTAACGCCGGAGATAACTTGCGTCAGTCTCTTAGTAAGCTGCTTCTGGGGCATCTCCAAGGAAAATACTCCACAAGCGTGACCATCCTTTGCTACAGCCTGGGATACAATGTACAGGGCCAGTGCTGACTTACCACAGGAGGTAGGTGCAGCTACAGTCATTACTTCACCAGCGGCTATGCCCCGATTGCCAAGCTCACTATCCAAGTTATTGGTATGCGTCTTAACAACGTCTGGC